AAGAGGATTTAAAAATACTTTTCAAAAACTTGGACCAGTAGGTATGTTTGCTTTATATTTTATGATGCCTACTATAGCTCATAGATTTGGAACTGGACTAGAAAACTTATCTAAATTAGGAAACCCTACTGAAGCTAACTTTCTTCAAAGAGCAGCAGGTAAACTTGCTGATGCTACTTTTCAAGCTACTAAAGGAATAGGAACAGTTCATAACGGAATAACAGGTGCTTTAAGTAATAGTTTAGATGTTATTTCAGAACCTTTTTTAGGAGAAGAAGGAGAAAAAATAGGAATAGGAAGCAGATTTTCAAACTTTTTAAATACTAAAAGAAAAGATTTTGGGTTAGATGCTAATAATAAATGGGTTGGAAAAGTAGAAGCTATTGCACAAGACTCACAAGTAAATAAAAAAACTAGAGAAATATATCAAGAAATGATTAATCCTTCTGTACCAGTAGAAGATGAAGAAAAATCTTTATTAAGAAAAGGAGTAGAAGCAGTAGGTCAACAAGCTCTTGTTTCAACAGGAACTGCTTTAGTAAATAAAGCTTTTGAAGAAGAAGATACAGGAGCAAGAGGAACAGTTTTTGGTATAAGAGAAGAAGAAGGAACAGGAGCATCTAGAACACCTTTACCTTCGCCAATGCAATCATTAGTTGCTAACGCAGGTTCTTTTGATTTGAATACTTGGCAACAGTTTTTTAATTCTAGTTTGTATGGTACAGGAGATCCTGTATTTCAAAACTGGCATAGAAATGATAAATTAAGACTAGGAGCATAAAGTGGAAGAACAATTAAACACTAATAAAGGTTTAAAAATAATGCAAGACTCTATTGCTACTTCTCCTGTGGCTGGACAGTCTTTAACAAATCCAAAAGATAATAGTTATCCGTGGGAAAGTCCTCCTCAAATAACTAATTTAAAAAAAGCAATGCATGATATTTTTGAAACTTTAATAGAACCTGATATATTTGAAAATGTAACATCTGCTTTAGAAAGAGGTGTTCCTGTTTTAGATATTAGTTCTGCTATGCTTTATCAAGGTTTTGAAACTGGTAAGTGGAATCCTGATTTAATGTTATTACTACAAGAACCTACTATGTACATGGTAATGGCTATGGGAGAAAAAGCAGGAATAGATAAAATAAGAGTTTATTCTGGAGAAGAAAAAGACGATGCTGATCTTTATGGAAAAGATATGGTTGATCTTCTTGATGAAGAAATTAAATTAAAAGATGTTAAACCAAAACAAATACAGAAAGATTCTGTTCCAGAAGAAATACAAAAAGAAATTGAAAATATTGAGGTATCTAGTTTGTTAGCTAAAAAAACTGATGAAGAAGAACCTTCTAATAAAAGTTTATTAAATAGGAGTTAACATGGCAAAAGATAGAATTTTAAAACCTCCTGCAGGAATTGATCCTACAACTGATTGGAGTGAATATGTTAGTTATATGGGAGTAGATGCTGATACTGATAAGAAAAAGAAACTTGCTTTTGGATTAGGTGTTGCAAGTATTTTTAAAAGCAATGAAGATTTAAACTTAACTAAAAAAACAGCTAGTAAAATAGCAAATATTGAAAAAGAAGAAGAAGTAACTAACGCTATAATAGATAATAGATTTAATAAAAGAAATAAGTTTTTAGAAGAAATTAATGTTAGAGGAGGAAGAACTGTACAAGCAGAAGATGTAGACGGTAATCCTACTTTTGAAATTTTAAATAAAGACAGAGTTGTTAATAGTTTTATTAGAGATGAAATAAATTTAGCACAAGAAAACCTTGTAATAAAAGGGTATGCAAAAGGAAGACAGTTAAGTAATGAAGCAAGAGAACAAGCTACTTTAAAAGGACAAATAAGAGCTGAAAATTTTATTACAAATAAAAGTCTTTATGATTGGAGGTTTAGAACAGCAGCAGAAGCAAAACAAAAACCAAACGAATTTTATACTCAAGCTAAATCATCTTTAAATAAAAAAAGATATGGAGATTTTATAGCTAAGAAATGGTTTGAAACAACAGGTAACTATGTAGAAAATCCTCATGTTGAATTTGTTGAAGCAGGTAACGGAATAAGAGATTTATATACTAACAGAGATACAGAGTTTTCAAAAAACATTACAAAGCTTGATCAAGACGCAGCAGCTAGAGACAGTTCTGCAAATAAAGAAATTGTTTCAAGATTAGAAAATTTAAGAGATAACGCAACTGATGAAGCTACTATAAAAACTTTAAATGATAACATTAAAATGTTTCAAGAAGGTGATTTTGTTGATGTTATGCCTTTGAGTCCTACAGCAGGACAAATAAGTGAAGTTAGAAACTTAATGTCAGGCTATGTTTTTGGAGCAAAAGTTGCTAATAACCTAGACACCTCAATAGATAGTTGGGTTAACGAATATAGGTTTCAAAGTTTACTTGCAGGTGGAAACCATGATCCTAATGTTTTGTTTTTTTCTGCTTTACCAACTGAAACTGATCCAAAGACTTTTAAATTTTTAAATCCTTCTCAAAGAGTTACAGATATAACAGAGGATAAAGTTACTTTTTTTAAAGAACAAGAAGAATTAGAACCTACATTTCCTGATAATCCAAAAGCGCAGAAAATACATTTAGCTTATCAAGTAGGTAAGATAAGAAATGTTGCTTTTACAGGTACTGGTCAAATTAAAGATTTAGCTACTCCTAACGCTGTTCAAAGAACTTATGAAGTTGATATTTTCAATGCAAAAAAAGGAAAACTGTTAGAAGAATATAAACCTTTACTTTTGGACAGAACAGGAAACGCAGAAGCTATTGCAAATTTAGAAAACAAACTATCTAATCTTCATAAAGAATATAGTAGTGTAATTGATGGCGATGCTTATACTACTTACAATAGTTTATTTATAGTTGAAAAAGCTAGATTAATTCGTATTCAATCTGCACAATATACTGCAGATGAAAATTTTGATACTTTAGCAAATCAAGCAGCGTTTCTTGGGAAACAACTTGACGATCTAGCAAAAGGAAACTTAAATGATTTACCAGTTTCTGATGAAATTAGAGCAGCAGCAGAAGCAAAACTTGCTGATAAAACTTATATGTCAGTAGATTTAATTGCTCGTATAAACACTTTAAGAGCTATGACAGGATTAAACAGTAGTCTTGGAAATACAAGCGCACAATGGTTTAGAGAAAACGGACTAAATATAACAGATCTAGAATTTGCTGTAGCTCAAGACGCAGATATATTTATACCTGATTCACAAAAAGAATAAAAATGTCTTTTAAAACTTTAACAAAACAAGAATATTTGGAAAAATATCCTTCAATAAGTAATGCAGGTTTTACTGATGATGAACTTGCAAGACAAGTTTATTCGTCTAATTTAAAACAAAATTATTTTTTAGAATCAAACTATAGTTATGATGATTTTAAAAAAGATTTTTTTGGTCTGCAGAAAACAGTTCCTGCTACAACAAGAGGTTTGTTTTTAAGTGAATCAGAGCTTGACGAAGTACGAAATAAACAAGCAAGTTCAGAACTTTTAAATGATATAGGTCGTACAGTAGGAGCTACTGCAAAAGGGTGGGAAAATTTTAGAACTTCAACAGTAGACTTTTTTATTGATAAACCTGTAGAGTTTGTATCTTCTTTTACAAGAACCGATGAAGAAAACAAAGAAAGAAAGATAGAAAAAGAGGCAAGAAAAGAACTTAGAGAAATAAACCGTGCTTTTCCAAAATATTTTGAAACAGAAAAATCTACGTTCACATCTCCAGACGGAGAAGAAATAGAAATTGATGTTAGCGCAGGAGGAAGAAGAAGTCCTCTTTCTGATATAGCTTACCTTGCTAACACATTAACTGGAGGTCAGTTAAATCCTAGAGGAGACCTTTCAAAAATAAGAAAAGTTCACGAGCTTGCTGTTGAAGAAGGAAGATATGACAAAACTTTTAAAGAGTTTTTAAATGATCCTAAAGGTATAAAAAGTAAGTATGGTATGAACGAAGCTTACTTTACTATTGACTCTTTACCTGAACAATACAAACAAGATTTATTAGATGGTTTTATTCCAGAAAATAAAACTGAGTTATCTAATTTTGAAATAGAGGCAACAAGACCTTCTTCTTTTACAGGAAAAGCTGTTTCTTTTGTAGCAGGGGATTTAGCTCCGTTTATTTTTGGAGCTACAAAATTTAAAGCTGCAGGAGAATATTTTATCCGTGCGCCTAATTGGTTAAAAAAAGCAGATGCGTTTGTTGAAACAGCAAAACAAAGTTCAAAACTTCCTACAAGATTTTGGGGAGTTCTTGCAAAAGGAGGAACTAATTTTGCTAGGTATGCTCCTTCTAGTGAATTAACTGCACAAGTTTTATTAAATCCTTATGAAGATAGACTTACTAAAATTGTAGGTGAAATGATGGCTCAAGATGATTCTTTTGCAACTGATGTGATTGAGTTTCTTGAAACAGAAGATACTGATTCAGAGCTTGAAGCTAGACTTGATTTAGCATTAGAAGGTGTTTTTACTTGGGGTGTTATAGGTACAGGTTTTCAAGCTGCTAAAACTACAGCTTTTTCAACTCTTAAAGGAATTAAAAATAGTCTTGATAAAAGTGCTATATTTGTTTCTAGAGCAATTAATCCACACTACAAAGGTAGAGCTGCTACAATAAGAGACAAAGAAGGAAATTTAATTCCTGAATCTGTAGAACAGTTTGCTTTATTACACAATCCTAAAGAAGGTTTTCTTGGTAATTTTTTACATGGTATGATGGAAAGGATTGTTCTTCCTGTTATGAAATCTGGTGGAGCTTTGTCTCGTCAAATGACTGCAGTTAAACAACAAGCTCAACAAAACATGGCAAGCGATTCTTATGGCATAGAGAAGTCAATAGGAATGTTAGACAAACAAATAGATGATTTATTAATTACTTCTGGTAGTTTAAAAATAAATAAAGAAAAAGGATTTGAAATATCAAAAGGAGTTTTTGTAAATACAAAAGAAAAACTATGGGAACACATAGGAAGATTAATAACAAAAGATTATCCAAAAGTAAAAGCAAGTGATCAAGCTAAAAAAGCAACAGCTAAAAGATATAATCGTAAAACAGGAAAATTTGAAGATACAAAAATTCCTCTTCTTAAAAGTTTAGATTTTGAAAAAGATTTAAAATTTCTACCTTCTGAACTAAGTGGTTCTATTAGAAATATAAGATTGCATATAGATGAAATGTCTTCAACTATTATGAATACTAAAGATGGGTTTGTTTCTCCAGAAATTAAAGCTATAATACAAGATAATTTAGGAAAATATCTTAAAACTCAATATGAATTTTTTATGAATCCATATTGGAAACCAACACAAACAGTAATGGATCGTTATGTTTCTTACTTATCTACTAATAGATCTTTTATAAATCATGTTAAAAAAAATATTAAACAGTTTAAAAGATCTGCTGGTACTGAAGATGTTTATCGTTATACCGCAAGACAATATGTTAATAGTTTGGTTAATAATAAAGGACAAAAAAATGTTTTAAGTTTTAATTTGTTTGAAGAAGGAACAGGAACATTTAGAGGAATCCACAAAAGTTTATTTTCTCAAAAACAAAAATTATCTCCTGAAGCTCAAGCTTTCTATGGTAAAGTAACAGATCCTAAATTAAATATAATATCAACTGTAAAATCTTTATCTAGATATATTGAAACAGATAAAATGTTTAAAAGATTTTTAGAATTAGGTGAAGGAGTTTCTATACACGCAAGAGAAAAAGGAAGATACAATACTCCTATTGGTATTAAAAGCGCGTCTAGTCCTCAAGCAACAGCTCAAACTTTAGTTCTTCCTAAACTAGGTGCGCTTGATGGTATGTATACAACTCCTAAACTTGCAAAAATTTTTAATGAAATAGGAGGAGTACATACAAACTATTTTCAATATTTAGCAGAAGGAAAAGGTGGATTTATTTCACAATATATGTTTGCTCCTTTAGTTGCTTTAAAAACTTTAGCAAACGTAAATGCTACAGTTTTAAGTAATACTACACAAATTAGAAACTTTAACGCAGGTCCTTTATTTTTAATAGCTAACGGAAGATTACCTAATATAGAAGCAGTTAAAAAATCTTATCAGACTGTAGCCGAAACTATTTTAAATATGAGTAATCCAGAAATAATAGCTTTTGAAAAAATGTTAATTAAAGAAGGAGTAATTAACTCTTCTGTTGTAGTTTCTGAATTAAAAGCAGCAATGCAATCAGTCTCAGCTAATCAAGGAGCATTGCAAGGAAGAGTTAAAAACTTTTTTAGAGAAAACCCTGATGCAAATAAATTTGTTGAAGGAACAAAAGAAGTACTAGCAAGAAAACCTGCAAGAGCAATACAGAAAACAATAGGTAAAGCACAAGAGTTTTATGTAGGCTCGGATAACTTTTGGAAAATTATGTATTTTCAAGATCAAAAAAGAGTTCTTAAAGAAGCTTATAAGCTTGATGGAAAAACTAAATTTAAAACTAAACAAGAAGCTTTAGATTTCGATAATCAATTGAATAGAGAAGCTGCTGACATTGTAAAAAATACAATGCCTAATTACAGTATGGTTGCTCCTTTCTTTCAAAACTTACGTTATGCTCCTATAGGAAGTTTTTTTGCTTTTAGGTATGAAGAAATAAGAACTGGTTTTAATGCGTTAGGTTTAGGAATTAGACAAATGAAAAGTTCTAATCCAATAATTAGAAAAGCAGGAGAAAAAAGAACAGCAGGAGCATTAGGAACAATAACAGTAGGAGCAGGAGGAGTAACTGATTTTACTACAAATACAGTAAATGGAATATCTGATTTAGAAAGATGGGCTTTAGAAAAACTTAAGCCTGACTATAATAAATATTCTAGAACAGCAACAATTGTTGATCCAGATACAGGTAAACTTTCATTAGTAGATATGACATATCTTGATCCGTGGAGTGATTTAAGTAGACCAACAGCAAAGCTTGCAATAGATGCTATTGACGATAAGATTACTATTGAAGAGTTTAACAAAGGAGCATTACAAATACTAGGAAATAATGTATATAATTTACTTGAACCTTTTTTAGCTCCAGCAATTGCTCCTCAAACTTTAGTTGACGTTTTTATAAAAGGAAGAACTTCTTCTGGTAAAAATATATTTACAGGTACAAATCCAGATAGTATTGTTCCTCAAGCTTTTCAATCTCAAAACTTTTCTAACATGTTTGAAGCATTTGTAGAAGATGTTCTTACTCCTAGATCATTTACAAATATGAAAAATTTATTATCGTCTTATCAAGATCAAGGACTTAATAAAAAACGAGCAAGAAATTTTCAAAATGAATTAATTGCTAATTTAACAGGTATTAAAATTAAAGAATTTAAATTAGAAGATAATTTTACAAGTACAGTTAGACGATATACTAGAGCAAAAAATAACGCAACTAGAAATTTTAATAACGATTTAATATATAAAGAATTTGAAAACGAAAAAGAACTTGAAAAGTTTTTTGATGATTATAATAATTTATTATATAGTTATCAAACAAGTTTAAAAGAAAGTGTAACTGCTTCACAAGTTTTAGGAATGAGTATACAAGATGTAAATTTAAATTTAAAATCTTTAGGAGTAAGTAAAAGAGACAGAAATAATTTAATATATAACAATAGTTATCTTCCTTCTTATTTATTAGATTCAAGAGCAGATAGTTTGATACAAAACAATCCTTCTTTTAGAAAGTTAGTAGGATCTAGTATAGTTTTTGATTATGACTTACAAGAAAAAATAAACGAAAACCTCCGTAATAAATATTATGGAGTAAAAACTTTAATTAATTTTAATTATAATAGTGAGCTTGAACGAGAAAGATTAAGAGATATAGAAGCAATCCCTCTTCCTGAATGGGCTAATTATATTAAAAACTTTAATGTAGAAACCAAAGAATTTGTAGACGGAATGGTTAGAGAAGTAGATAATGAAAGAGAACAAAACTTTGAAGGCGGATTACAAGTACAAAATGCTGTAGATGATCCTAAAGATCGTATTAATGAATACACAGGAGAACCTTATTCTGTAACTGCAGGAGATAGTTTTGTAGAAGTTTTAGAAAGAAGAAACGAAGGTAAAAGAAAACCTTTTAATATACTTGCAGGTTTAGTCAGAGCTACTACTAAAAATAAAAAAATTAATCGTTCTAAACCTAGAGAAATAGAAGTTGATAAAACTTTAACAGAAACTCCTATTGTTTCTTCGGAAAAAGATACATGGGATCTTTTAAATATTAATAAAGAAGAGGTTTCAGTATGGAAACAAACAAGAGACAAAGCAGAGTTAACTACACCTAAAGAAGTAGAAGACGCATCTTTTGCATTAATAGATGAAGCAGTTCCTTTAGAAACGCGAGTTCAAAATTTTAAATCAGCTTTAGAAAAACATTATCCTATTGAAAGCAGAACATTTGATTCATCTCAACTTCAAAAATTAATTAATGATCTTCCTTCTGATAAAGAAATAGCAATGTCTGTCGGTATAAAAAGTAAAAATAAAGAAATTATAGGTTTTAATGATACTTTAAAAGAGGGAGATTTAATTGAATTAAGATTAGATATACCTGCATATCAAAATACTAATACTTGGGTTGTAACAGCGCATAAACCAAGAAAAGGAAAAGCAAAAACTGCTGATGATGTAATTGGTTATGGAAAAACAGGATATATAAAAAATGTAACTTTTGTAAATGAAGACATAGGTAGAACTTTTCAAGTACAAGCAGGCGATGTTAATAAATTTCCAATGTCAACTATGAGAGGGGAATGGATAGAACATGATCCAGTAAAACTAGCACAGTTAGCAAAAAAACTTATAGCTGATCCTGAGTGGATTCAGGTTGGCTTTAATCCTAAAAAAAGTTTACAGTTTTATGAAAGAGAAACAATGAATCCTCTTTTATCTGCAGAAGAAGTTATACAAATAGGAGGATTTGTACTAGCTAAAAATCCAGTAAAAGGTAAATTCATGGGAAATATTTTTAACGTAGAAGGTAAAGGTTTAAGGATGCAAAAACCTAATAGGGCAGGTGTTGGTAGAGCAGAATTTCCCGGACAAGTAATACCTGCAGGAACACAGATACCTTATTCTAAAGGTGGTTTAGTAAACAGACTAAAACAAAGGAACGCAAATGGATAAAGCAAAACTAATTGAAGAACTTAAACGTGACGAAGGTGTAGAACTACGACCTTACAAATGCTCGGCAGGATTTTTAACGCTGGGTGTGGGTAGAAATATAGAAGAGCGTGGTATCACTATGGATGAGTCTGACTATCTTCTTGCCAACGATATAACAATTTGTGAAGAAGAAGCAACTAGAGTATTCAAATGGTTTGCAGATCTAACAGACGTTAGACAACGAGCTATTATTAATATGATATTTAATTTAGGTTTGACAAAACTTTTAAACTTTAAAAAGTTTTTAGGTGCGATGGAAGAAGGTGACTATGAGACAGCAGGTAAGGAAATGCTTGATAGTCGTTGGGCAAAACAAGTAGGGAACAGGGCAGATAGACTAGAACAGATGATAGTCAATGGATGAAGATATTTTGATTATGTATCTTGAAGATGATCTCGACAGAGCTTATCGGATAGACTGTAAGCTGCGTTCTAAAACAGAACTTGCTTGGATAAAACGTGAAGAGTTTAGAAAAGTATATGAAGAGCTGTTAAGTGCGCATTTAAAAGGTATGCCTGACATGCCATTAGAACTTGCGATGCAATCAGTAGAAGATATTCTAGGAAATGAAAGCATACGCTTCAACAACGAGGAACTAAAAGAGAAAGCAAATGAAACTAAACTTACTTAAAAATGTGAAAAATATTATAGGTGCTGTAGCTCCTACTATAGGCACAGCTCTAGGTGGACCAATGGGTTCGATGGCTGCAAATATGGTAGCTGATGCTCTTGGATGTGAACCAACACCTAAGAAAATAGAAGCAGCAGTACAAGCTGCGACACCTGAACAACTTGCAGAACTTAAAAAGATTGACAAAGATTTTGAAGTTAGGATGAAGGAACTAGATGTTGATCTATACGCACTAGAAACTGCAGACATACAAGATGCAAGAGGAAAGTTCTCTAAGGACTGGACATCTCGTATCATGGGTATAGCTGTTGTTGGTGGCTTTATGGGTTACATATTCTTAGTAACACTACAACCACCAGAGCAAAACTCAGAAGCACTAATTAACTTAGTTCTTGGTTATCTTGGAGGACTTGCAAGTGCTGTAATTAGTTTCTACTTTGGAGCAAGCAATACAAAGGATAAAGATAATGACTAACATAAACCATACACCGCAGTACAAAGCTTTAAAAGCTGTTTACAAAGGTGAAATAGCTAAAGCAGAAGCAAACCTATCTGTATACTTTAAAAATAGTGTAGGTGTTGGAGAACACGCAGACATTGTAGAAGTTATGGATGAACAACTAGATAAACTTGCACAAGCTAAAGATAAATTAGAAGCATTAGAGGATTTAATGTTATGAGAAAAGGTGGGTTTAGAAACCAAGCTAGAAAACAACAAATTAGAAACAAGCAAAAATTTAACTTTAGAAAACAACAAATAAAACTTAAAGATCAAATGGATTATTATGGCAGTCAAAAAGAAAAAGAAATCAACAGTAAATAAAGCAGGTAATTATACTAAACCTACTATGCGGAAGAATCTATTTAATAGAATTAAAGCAGGTAGTAAAGGTGGAAGAGCAGGTCAATGGAGTGCAAGAAAAGCACAGATGTTGGCTAAACAATATAAAGCAAAAGGTGGAGGATACAAATAATGCCAATGGGAAAAGGAACTTATGGTAGCCAAAAAGGTAGACCAAAAAAAAGAGAGAAAATGATGGGCGGTGGAATGTACGATTCTAAGCGAAAGAAAATGATGATGGGTGGAAAAGTTGATTACAAATCTATTCAAGATATGGAGAAGATGTAATGGCTAAAGGAGTTAAACATTACTTTAGAAACGGTACTGAGTTTAAGGGTAACACACATAAAATGCCTAACGGTGAGCTTCATTCTAATAAGACTCATACTAAAACAAGTAAAAAACTTTTTCACTTTAACAAGCTAAGTAAAACTGCAAAGAAAATAGCAAGAGGTAAGTAATGGCACTTAA